TACTACATGCAGGGCGCGTCTATCTCTGCACGGCTACATGGGCGGTTGACCCAGGCCACGATTGGCCACACTTACGCCGGGGCTACAAACACCCCAGATGACGCGACCGAAACCGCAAACATTTCAACGATTGTTTCGCGTGTCGGTTTGCTCAGCAGTCAGCGCAAAGATGCGTTTTTGATGCTGCATGACTTTGCGCGGCGCGGTGGCGCACCCGCTGGCGGGCTCTACATCGAGATGGATCGGCTCCAAACGATCTGCGCAGCAATCAAGACCGGCATGGATGCGGGCACGCTGCAGACGGTCAAGATGTCTGCGCTGATCCAGTAATCCCATCCCTTGCCGGTGCCCATGAACCCATCAGAACTTGCTGGCGTGCTCGACATGCTCGCCCAGGCGCTGCGCAGCCTTCCGGCTGTTGCGCCCGCTGCACCAGTTGCAGCGCGGCACCAACGCACGCTGGGCGAGTGGCTTGATGTGCATGAAGGCCTGCTGAACGAACGTGGCTACAAAGCCCAGACGATCAAGAACCGTCGCGCCAACCTGGCGCACGTTCGGCGCATTTGGGGCGCGAAGCCCATTGCTGAGTTGCGGCCCCATGAGGTCTCGACGGCGCTCAAGCAGTTTCTTCCGGCCAGGTCGTCAACCGCCCGGCGCGTGCTGGCCGAGCTGCGCGATGCCTACACCGAGGCCATTGCCAACGACTGGGCCGACAACAACCCGGCGCTGCACATCAAGATGCCGGCGCACAAGATCAAGCGCGCCAGGCTGACGTTTGCCACTTGGCAGGGCATGCGCACACTGGCACAGGCCAGCCGGCAACGGTGGCTTGAGTCGCTGTTGTTGCTGGCGGTCGTCACTGGCCAGCGTCGCGCCGATCTGCAGAAGATGCGGTTCGATGATGTGGTTGATGGCTTCCTGCGCGTGGAGCAACAAAAGCAGGCCGGCAAAGGCTACGGCGCCCGGGTGGCCATCCCGCTGGCGCTGCGGCTGGACGCCATTGGCATGACGGTGGGCGAGGTGATCGAGCACTGCCGGTCCAGCGCGAAGCCAGGGCCAACGCTGCTGCGCAAGTCGGGCGGCGGCAGCATCGAAGAATCGTCTTTGTCGGCGCGGTTCCATGAGTGCATCCACGCTGTGGCTGGTGAAAAGGCCTACGGCCAGCACGAGTGGCCCAGCCTGCATGAAGTGCGCTCACTCTCGGCCAGGCTGTACCACGCCCAGGGCGTCGACGTGCAGACCCTGCTGGGCCACAAGCATGCCGAAATGACCGAGGTCTACAAGGATGACCGCGGCCTTTCTGCCTCGCTGTGGAAGCAAGTCGCTGTTCCGAACTGAAAACCGAATCAGATTTCTATCATGCCCTTGCAAATCCTCATTGCCCCAGCTGCATTGCCGATGGATGTGGCAGAGGCGCGCCTGCATGTTCGGCAAGACAGCAATGCCGACGACGCCACGCTGCTGGCCAACATCCGGGCCACCACCACCTTTGCGCAGCAGGAATGCAAGCGGTCGCTCGTCGCCACCAGGTACCGCCTCGTGATGGATTCGTTCCCATCACCAAACCAGCAATCGGTGCCGTGGGGTCACACCTACTCGCTGTTGGGCAACGCGGTGCAGATCCAGTTCGGGCCCATCCTGGCCGTCAAGTCAATCAAGTACCTGGACACCAGCAGCACCCAGCAGACCATGCCAAGCACAGATTACACAGTCGATGCATCTGGGTTGCTGGGCCGCATCGCGCCGGTGTTCGGAAAAATTTGGCCCATCTCCCTGCCGCAGATGGGCGCCATTGAAATCGTGTTTGATGCCGGCGACGCCGCCGCGCTGATTGCGGATCCTTCGACTGACGTTCTCACCATCAAAGGTGGGATCTGGAAGCCCATGGCGGTTGGTGATTCTGTTCGGCTGAGCAACAGCGGCGGGGCGCTTCCATCGCCGTTGCAGCCCGACACGGACTACTTCATTGCCAGCCTGCCGACGGCAACCGGCTTCACGTTGTCGGCAACGTCTGGTGGCGCGGCTATCAACCTGACCGATCCAGGCAGTGGGACGAGCTACATCGGCGTCGTTGACGAAGGCATCAAGGCTTGGCAAAAGCTGCGCCTGGCCAGCTTGTACGACCTGCGCGGTGACTTGAATGTGCTCAACCGCGGCAAGTTGGAGTCGATGCCTTACATCGATCGCCTGCTTGACGCCTACACATCGGTGCTGGCATGACAGTCGTTGTTCTCCGCTCTGGTGAGCTTGATCGGCGCATCACCATTCAGTCCCGCAGCTCTGCAATGGACACGTCTGGGCAGCAGCTGATTTCATGGACTGACGTTGCCACGGTCTGGGCCAACATCAAGCCGTCATCCGGCAGAGAGTTGATCGCGGCGGGCGCGATCAACGCCGAGGTGACGCACACCATCGTGATTCGCTACCGGCCGGGCATCACGGCTGCCATGCGGGCCTTGTACGGCTCGCGAATCTTCGACATTGCTGCCGTGATCGAGCCCGAAACGGCCCACGTCAGCCTTGAGCTGCTGTGCAACGAAGGTATCAATCAGGGCTGACATGACAACCTTGATTCAGGACGTTACTGCGCTGCTGAACACGGTGGCGCCAGCTGGTGGTGTCTGGTACGGCCAGAACACCAGTGAGACCAGTCCGCCAGCCTATCCGTTCATCGTTTGGCTTCGTGTGGTCAGCGCCGACAACTTGAGCTTGAGCGGCCCCAGCGACATGCAGAACACTCGCATTCAAGTTGAGGCCATTGCCCCCCGCATTGCTGATGCAGCCGCGCTCATGAACCAGATCGAAGCGGCTTTCAGCGGCAGCACATTGCCGGTAAATCCGATCACGAGCCAAGACCTCTACGAAGGCGCCCTCAAAGCCTGGCGCGTGATCCGCGATTTCAGCGTCTGGTCTTCCAACTGACCTGACCGGCAAAGACCGGAACAACCAAGCCCGCCGCGTGCGGGCTTTCTTCATTGCGAAAGGCAAGTCATGACCGATCTGGTGATCCATGAAACCCATATCCGCCGCGATGACGATGGCCGGTACTGCCTCAACGACCTGCACCGCGCGAGCGGCGGCAATCCCAACCACCGGCCCGGCGAGTTCCTGCGGAACAAGCAAACCCGCGCAATGGTGCGTGAACTGGCAACTGCGGAAATTCCCGCAGTTCAGGCGCATGAAGGCTCGGCAGGTGGCACCTTCGTCGCCAAGGAACTTGTCTACGCCTACGCCATGTGGATCAGCCCGGCCTTCGCCCTGAAGGTGATCCGCACTTATGACGCGCTGATGCAGGCCCAGATCGACAAGCTCAACGCCCTGAGCGCCCGTCGCGCCCGCGCAGAGCTTGAATACCTCGAAGCCCAAGCCGATGCCAGTCGGTGCGGCCTGGGCTTGCGCAAGTGGCGCGATGTTGGCCCGGCGCTGGAAGCGCGCATACAAGCCTTGCGCGATGAGTCGCAGCCTGGCCTGTTCCTGAACTGAACCTCTTTCCCATTCGCAATGGGATGCCCATCTCGGTGGGCTTTTTTCTTTCCGCACCCGCAAGGGTTTCAACCGCGCCACCTCCGGGTGGCTTTTTTCTGCCTGGAGCTTTTCCATGACTTCGACCGCAAAAATCGCCCAGGGCAGCACCCTGGAAATCGCCGGTACCGACGGCACCGCCATTTCGATCACCGCCATCAGCAAAGCCGTTGGTGCCGTTGTCACCGCAACCAACACCTTGAAAGCCGGTGATGTCGTGGTGTTTGGCACCGTCACCGGCATGCCTGAAATCGCCGGCCGCATCGGCATCGTGACCGGCACCCCCACCGGTTCGTCGTTCACCGTCAACATCGACTCGTCTGGTTTCGCTGCGGCCGGCACCACCGGCACTGCGACTCCGAAGACCTGGGTGAATATCGCCAACCTCAAGGAATTCAACGGCTTTGAAGGCACGGTGTCCGAAGTTGACACCACCAACCTTGCCAGCCTGGCCAAAGAGTTTGTGCCGGGCCTGGAAGACTTTGGCGGCGTCACCGGGACTGTTGACCTTGACCCCACCGATGCCGGCCAGATCGCCTGCATGAAGGCCAAGAGTGCGCAGCTGGTTACCTACTTCCGATTGACCTACCCGAGTGCCAGCGTGCGGCGCGCGTTCCAGGGCTTCATGAAGAAGTTTGGCGAACAAGGCCAGGTCGACGGCACCCTGAAATCGTCTTGGGAAGTTCGCGCCACCGGCCGCGTGGTGCGCACCGAAGTCATCAACTGATCCCCCCTCAACTCTGAAAGCAAAGCATGAGCCTTGACCGTGCCGGCCTGTTGGCCGCCCTTGCCCTGCGCACCGAATCCGTGACCTTGCCTCATGGCCAGGTGATGGTGCGAACCCTCACCGCTGCCGAGCGCATCAACATGGGCGCAGCCGCTTCGAATGAAGCCGGCAAGATCGACAACGCCAAATTCAGCGCCCTGATGGTGATCAACACCGTGGTGGACGATGCCGGCGAGCGCATCTTTTCTGACGACGATTTGCCCCTGGTGCTGGCCGGTGCTTCCGATGTGTTCGAGGCCTTGTTTTCCAAGGCCAGGGCACTGAATGAACTCGGTTCTGCTTCAGTGGAGGCCGCAGCGGGAAACTGACCGCCCAGCCGGAGCTGCGCTTTCTGTTCCGGCTGGCGCTTCAGTTAGGCAAGAGCATCACCGAGGTTGGCCAGTTCAGTTCTCAGGAGCTGACCTACTGGATGGCGTTTGCAAGCCTTGAGCCGTTCGGCGGCCTTGTCGAAGACAGCCGGGCTGGCACGGTGGCCGCCACGATCTACAACATGAATCGTGGCCCCAAGTCACCGGCGGCTTCGGCGTCCGATTTCATGCCATCGCTTCGGCGCGCGCTGCACGGCGCGGCTGAAGAAGAAAAGAAGCCCGAACTTACGCCCGAGCAAGAAGCGAAATTCCTTGATGCAGCGTTTGGATTCTGAGGGTTCAGCATGGCCGATAGCGCATCGATGACCACCCCCAACCTGCAGGAGTTTTTGAACGAAATTCAGAACTTCCCTGCGGCCATCAGAAAGCGCCTGCTGGTGGGCGCCGTTGCCACCGGCGCGCGCCTGGTGCGCGATGACGCCAAGGCTCTGGCCCCACTTTGGACGGGACCCGTGTCCGAAGGCCACCCACCTCCCGGCACGCTCAAGAACGCCATCTACATGGCCCGATTGGTTCACAAGTGCACGCCCACCAGTGAGGTCTGGGCTGTCGACGTGAAGACAGGCACCAGGACCATCAAACGCGGCAAGAACAAGGGTGAGGTCACCAATGACAAAGACGCCTACTACGCCGTGTGGGTTGAGCTTGGCCACTACACACGCACGCCGCAGGGCCCTGGCTCTCGCAAGAGCCGGCAGGCCGCTGCCATTGCCGGTGGCCTGGTGCGATTTGTCCCAGGCAAGCCCTACATGCGCCCGGCCTTTGAGCGCAACAAGGTGGCCGCCCTGAATGCCATGGGCGACTACATCGCCAAGAACCTGCCAGCAGCCTGTGCGGCATTCAAGTACATCAAGGCCATTTCATGACCAACGCACTTCGCTCCGAATGGACGCTTGACATTCAGAACTTCGTTGCCAGCGCCAAGATGGCCGGCAATGTCACTGCGACTGAAACGCAGCGCATGCAGCGGCAGCTCGACTACATCACCAAGTCACTGGCCGGCATGGCCAAGGAATCGGCCAACACGCGCCAGCTTGGCGAAGGCTTCAAAGCCTCCGCCGAAGGCGCCGAGAGAAGTGCAGGCGCCACCGCCGGCATGACGCGTGAACTGCTGGTGTTGACCCATGAACTGAGCCAGGGCAACTACAAGCGGTTTGGTGGTTCCATGCTGGTGCTGGCCGAGTATTCGGGCACCGCCAAGGCTGCGTTGTCGACACTCGTTGGGCCGCTGGGTGTTGTGGCCGCTGGCGTTGCTGGATTCACCTTCGCAGTGATCAGCGGCGCAAGGGAGCAAGCCGAGTTCAATCGCATGCTCGTGGCGACCAACAACGCGGCCGGCCTCACCGCTGGCCGGTTTGATGCCATATCGGAGGCCGCGGCGAAGCTGTCGCACTCCACCATTGGTGCATCACGGGATGCCTTGATGGCCGTTGCTGGATCCGGCAAGTTTGGCCCTGAGACGATTACTGAGGTCACGCAGGCCACCCTCTTGATGGAAAAGGCCACGGGTCAATCCACGGCGGAGGTTGTCAAAGACTTCGCCAAGATGCGCGACGGCGTGGCCCAGTGGGCGGCCGAGCACAACAAGTCGATGCACTTCATTACTGCGGCGCAGTATGAATACGTTCACAAGCTGGAAGAGCAAGGCCGTGTTGAAGAGGCAGAAAAGGCCGTCCTGGCGCTTTTGAACGGGCAACTCGGTACCGTGAACAACACGCTGTCCGCCACGGCGAGTTGGTACGAAAAAGTTGCCGAAGCCGCCAGCAAAGCAGCAAAGTGGGTGAAGGATTTTGGTCGCGGCGAAAACGAGGATCAGAAGGTTGAGCGGCTGCGCGCTGGACTCGCGAAGCTTCAGGCCGAGCCAAGCATTGCTGGCCAGCGCTACAAGGGGCCTGATGGCAATCAAGTGGCAAGCCGAACCGCCGCTATCGAAGCCTATACCCAGGCGCTCAATGCGGCCAATGAGGCGCAACGCATGATGAACCGTGGCGCCGATGCCGCCGCCGAGCATGCATCAGTTCAGGGGAAGGCTGTCGAGGCGCAACGGTGGTACGACAACATCAGAGAGTCCGGCAAAGGGATGTCGGCCCTGAACAAAGAGCTGGACGAGGCCAGGGTTCATTTCAAGGAACTGGCGGACGCCGGCTCCCCGGTGCCCGCCAAAGATCAGGCCGAGGTGATGGCCAAGATCAAGCGACTCCACCAAGATCCAGATGCGCGAAAGCTTGAAAACGAATTCAAGAACACCATGGCGCACCTGGCCGAAGAAGGTGTGCGGCTGGACGCTGAGCGCGAGAACTGGGAAAAGTGGGGCCACCAGATCGACAAGTCGCGCGAAGCCTTGATGAAGTTCGAGACTGAGCGCGGTAAGTTCGCCAAGCTGTCTGATGCCAACAAGGGCGACGCCATGGCGGCGGCGAAGGCCGACGACCTGAAGGATCAAGCCAAGCGTGAGGCGGAAGCGAACGCCGCCATCCGCCAACGCATCGAGGCGCTGACCGCGGAAACGGCGGCCCGCAAGCTGTCGAGAGAAGAGGCCTACGTCGCCGCTGGGATGGCTGAAAAGTCGATTGCGATGGCATCGAAGGGTTCAGCTGATCGCGCGAAGCTCGCCGAGAGCCTTCGACAGGAGTTCATCGCCACCTTTGCCACCCCCGAAATTGATCGTTGGGTTGCCAGCACGAATGCAAGCGTGGCTGCGATCACCGCTCAAACCGATGCGCTGGGCCAAGGCACGTTGGCGATGCAGAAATCGACGGACAAGGCGAACCTTCTCAAGGAGGCCAATGCACAGATTGCCAAGTTCCCGAGCCAAGAAGCTCGCATTTGGCAGGAGTACTTCGCAGCCATTGAAGAAACGACGGCGGCGCGCGACGAGTTCTACAACAAATCTAGAAGTGCAGATACCGGTATTTCGAAAGCTCTTGCCAGCTACAAAGAGGCGGCATTCGACCAAGCCAAATTCACCGAGAACCTGGTCAGTGGATCACTCAAGCATGCCGAGGATGCCTTCATCAACCTTGCCAAGACCGGCAAGCTCAACCTGTCAAGCCTGTTTTCTTTCATGGCTGAAGAGTACCTGCGGAACGTGTTTCGCATGCAAACAGCCAAGCTGCTTGAGGGCTCAGGCGGTATCGGAAACCTGTTCAGTGGCTTGTCGTCAATCTTCAGCGGCAAGACCACCACCGGGCCATTTGGCGTGGCTGACATGATTGGTTCTTTCTTGCTGCCGACAAGCAACCCCATCAGTGGCGCCGGTGATTTCGCCAGACTGGACCGCATTGACGGCAGCCACGCCACGGGCCTGAGCTACGTCCCGTATGACGGCTACATGGCAGAGCTTCACGAGGGCGAGAAGGTACTGACCAAGCAACAGGCCCGCGATTCAGCAGGCGGCGCCAGCGTGGTGATCGACGGCAGCATCGGCAGCATTGGTGCAGGCGTCAGCCTGGGCCAGATGAACGCGGCCATGAAAGCCTGGCACTCCAAGGTGCTGTTCGAC